CTCGTCAAACTCAGAGAGGTACGCTCTCTGTTCATCTTTCTTGGCTATGCCAACTTTCTTATATGGAACAACGTAGTTACTCCATTCATCACCCCTTCTATCATATTGCATGAAGTGGATTATCTCATGCATAAGAGTCTGAATAAATCTCATCTTAAAAGATGTCCAAGATTTTTCAGTGAAGGGGAAACTATTAAATTTCTTTGTATAAATCTGTAGGGTTATTTGGCGATCATCAGGAGAGTACTCACCACCGATTGCTACATAATTTGTTGCCCACTTTGCTTTGGACTTTTCATTGCGCCACTCTATCTTAGTGCGCCATTTTCTAGCATAGTTTGCTAACCCAATTGAGTCGTGCTTATAGGAATCTAGATCTACCCATACTTTTGCTGGAATGAGTTTTGCTCTAAATGGACGCTCATAGAAATTGAGTAAGTCCATCCAGTCAAAATCAGCTTTCTCTAGGTAATTCATATTCCCTAGAAGATGCTTGCTTAACTAATAAATTGCTTCTCCAAAAAAGCAAGTACCTTCGTCTGCTCCTCTAAGTTAGTGTTTGCAAACTCAGTAATATATGGCATCAAATCAAAGTTTGACATCAGGTTACTATATTTAGTTTCTCTTCCACGTAGGAATTGCTCAGATTGGTCGGATCCACGATCTTTATATCGTTGTTCTAGGATATCTTTCGGAGCCTTCAGAAATACCACTTCTAGTTGGGTATTCGGAAGACCCATACAGAACTCTAAGAATGATTGGTTAAAAACCCGATCCCCCTCAAATAGGATATTACAGTTATGAGAAGCGACCCATTCTTGAAGAGGTGGTTGGACTGCCATAGATAGTCGGTCAGTTCCAGCGAATACTTCACCATCATCATACTTACCAAGAATGTATAGATCTCGCTCAGTATTATAACTGGCATTTACCAACTTAGCAGGAGAGACTTCTAGCCAAGTTTTATCTTCCATAAACTTACGGAACAAAGTAGTTTTGCCAGTTCCAGGTGAGCCACCAACTGCGATAATCTTTCTGGTCTTCATAGAATTAGTTACCCTTTCTACTTTGATGGTGTCAACTACACCCACGTTTTCATTAAATGCCATTTCTAATTTCCTCAATCATTTTAATAAGTTCTTCTTTACTAAAGACCCAAACACGTCCACGGAATGAATGGGTATCCGTATTTATTTCTGTCTTTTTAGTAAATGTCATCTTGTTAGTAACTTCTTCTGATGCCCACTTGGCTAGATTTTTTTTAATCTCATCAGCATAATCTACATTACTTTCACGCAGTTTCATAAGTTCAAACTCTTGAACTCGATGATGAACAGTTATCTCGTTTAATTGATATCTATCTAAAATAACTTCAGCTGGAGTACGCATTGGTGTAATACTACCAGTAGTACCAGTAGTAGTAATGGTTGCGCTACCCATAGTTATTGGCAGTGTAATTGTACCACCCATATCTTCATACATAGAACCAGTAAGTCCAGTCATTTGACTTTTAGTAATAGCCATTATAAAACTCCAATCAATTGTTTATATTCATCTACTCTTTGTTTAGTTAATATTTCCATATTATATTTTTCATGAATTTGTAATTCTGTCAAGTTATAAAGATCATCCAGTTCTACACCAACATTTAAATTAGTTATCATTTGAAATTCAGCTACTTTGTTATTGTCACAAATTAATGAACTGAAATAGTTTGCTATGTTCCCACACTCTACGTATGATAAGTTTTGAGAAGGTAACTCCCAATCCATAGCATTACCATTAAATACATATCCGTATATATCTGGGTGCAAACTAAATTCTGAAGTATATGCACGCAATCTTTCTACATTATTTTTATTTCTGGCAAACAAAAACAACGGATAGAATGATATTTGTTGTAAGGGAACATCAGGCTGCATACAAAAGTTAAGTAATTCATCAAAATATGCATGAGTATCATATGGCAACCCAAGGATAAACCCTGCTCCAATATTTACTTTGTTCTTCCATCTTTCATTTAACCAGTATAATCTATCTTTTACTTTATTTGGAGCAAGACCTTTACCAATGGCTTTGGCACTATCTGCTTGGAATGTCTCAATACCAAAGTAGGTTCCAATAAGACCCATTTCTGTTAGTAAATCTGCTTGATCTGGGAATTTATTAATTAAATCTAGTCGTAGATATGCACTAAATTTTGGCTTAAATGGCAAAGAAGTAAATACTTTATGCAGAGATTCAATCTTATCATTGTCATCATTGAATGTATCATCCGTAAAATAATAAGATGTAGTTCCATGAGTTTCCCACATCTTTATCATCTCGTCTCCAATCATAGATGCGTCTCTTAAATAAGTACCCTTCTTCTTACCCAACAATGGATATGTGCAAAATTTGCATTTGAAAATACAACCACGAGCCAATTCAATCGGCAATCCTTCATTTGGTAAAATATTAAATTCTTTATTCCACCAATGTGTAGTTATATCATCTAATTTTGGTTCAGGGTATTTACTAGAATCAATTATCTTTGATGTAACTTTTCCAATTTGATAATCTTTACAATCAATCAAGTTTGATGTAGTATTGTGTTCTAGGGATTTAGTCAATTCTACTACTGATATGTCTGAGTAACCAATTACATAATAATCGATCCTATCGTCTGCTAGAAAGAATGGAGCCTTTGCCCCACCGTATAGTAATTTTGCTGTACTATTTGATCTAATGAAATCAATAATATCATCGATATATTTCATATCAGTATAATACATTTTATCTTTCATGGAATCATCAAACGATGTTGTATTATTCTTCCAATAGAATGTTGATGAGAATCCAACCCAAAGTGTGTCATCAGTAAGATGTTTTTTTAATGCAGTTTTAATTTCATCATTAGTTAGATGGATAATATAATCTAAAACAAATGTAGAATATCCCGCATCATTCAATGCTGATGCAATTCTATATGGTCCAAGAGATCGCTGAATTCTAGACATTGATTTTGGCGCATGAGTCCCACCAGTTAGAATGATACATTGCGTCACTAAAAATTCTCCAATCCAATTAAAACTTCTTGTTCATCATCAAACATCCAATTCAAGTTTTCTATTTTACCTGAATTTATAAATGCAGGAAACTTTTCTTTATCAATTCCTCGTTTATTGTCTAAACGTAAGTCAATAGTTTCATCTCTTGCTTGCCAGAGAACATCCCAATCAATACCGTACCAACCATCACCCTCAGCTTTGATAATCTCCTCAGCCTGACGATCTAGGTAATACCCAAGATAACGACCATGGTGTGCTCTAAATATTTTCTTGAAAGAACACAAACAGGTTTCCATTGTAAAGAAATCTATTTGCGCTTCCAAATCTGGGAATCTATCTTTGGTTTCGGTGAGAATAGATCTGGCTTCGAGCTCAAGAGTTGCATACTCGCCTGCAGTGAGTTTTCTATCCATATCGTCATGTCTGCCGAGGGTGCAAAGTAATCCATTACGATGAGAGCGAGAGCCATCATAATCATCCAGCATGAGACTAGTAGGGCTGATGCGAATACCAGCGGTATGCTTAAGATGCTGAAGATAAAACCAAGTGGAATAGCGACCAAACTTATGCAACCCAGACTTAACGCTTTCCCACAGATTATCAAAGTTTGCTTCCTCATTATCTCCATAAAAACTTTCCATTCTTTCTCGTTGTGAACGACCACCGATAAACTGTTGGTAAGAAGCAAACATGGCAGGCAGATGCCCCTTGTTCCACTTTGTATCAGTTTGATAGCGTAGTCGTTTATAGTTTGTTGTATTCCATTGAGTGATTCGATCAACTGTTGCTAATTCATAATCAGGAAACTCGTTCATCAATACCCACGCAGTTGGTAGTTGATAAGTGTTACCGTAAAGCCATGCGAGCCAAAGACGTTGTTCGTCATTGTGTTCGTAACGCTTATTGAGATAGTTCGTGCACCAAACAGCTGGGTCACATTCATCATACTTCAATGACCATGCGTACCAGCGAATGAACGCTTCTCTATTATTTTGTGGTTGGCGGTAGTCCAAGGATATTACCTTTGTTGAATGGGTCAAGAAACAGAAGTTCAATCTTTTCGTCTAAGTTATGATATTTGGTAATTTCTTTAAACAAATTAATATGTTTCATTTGTTTTGTCATAAGAGTAGCTGAAGGATAATGAACAAGGATAATACCTTTCTTCTTTTTGCCAGTTGTCATAAGAGCCTGAATACCTCCAAGACCACGATTAGTAATGGTATCTACTTTCTGAATTTCAACTGCAGCTTTTGGATTATCATATTTTAAATTACGAGCATACTCATTAAGGTCTGCACTTGTATAAACTATAAAATTGATATCAGCTTTGAGTTTGTCTTCTTTTCGTTTGGCTTCATATTGATCACAATAATATAAAATAGAAGATTCAGCCCAAAGTCTTCCTAATTCTTGTTTAGCGATTGATTTAAATTGTTTAGAAGTACCTTTCAATTTAGGTAATTCTTCACCAATCATTTTAATTCGTTTCTGTAAATCTTCAACACTGTTACCAGCAGCAATGAATTTTTTATCGTTCATTGCATTACCAAAGTGAATAAGATTAATACGTTTGCTGTTGAAGAGTGATCGTTTCAATAGAACAGCAGGTAGCGTAACCCACTTGTGATCATATGCTAACTTCAGTCGGTGATTACCTTCTACCAGTTCTTCATGCTCTCCAGTTTCATCATTAACAACAATAACAATTGGGGTTATATATTTTCTACCTT